GTCCACTCTGTGCGATACTCTTGCGAGCTACGCAACCATGCTGACGGGTGATCTCGTAAGTATTCGCGGCAGAGGTGGTCGCGATGTTGTTAATCATGTGGATGCTATTGCGCATGAACACGATCAACTGGTCTTCTTGGTACGGGTAAAAGCCTACGAGAAAATCGGCTGAACCCTTTGAGATTCTGAATTGCGATTCTGCGGGATAGTAGTTATCCGTGTCTAGCAAATCACTCATTATCAACGAGTAAGCTGAATCCGTTGGTTGCGGGATAATCAGACGGTTCCTAAAGAATACGCCAAAGTCGGTATTGGGACATTGAATTCTACCCGCACCAGGTGAAGCGTTTGCTTTGACTACGAAGTCAGTCGGGCTTGAATAATCACCATCCCATTCGAGCGGGGTCTTGTTCTTGCCACGAAACAAAATCAACTTCTCCATCGACTGCACAAAAGATGCACCGTCTCCTGCTGCCACTACCTCACCACCGGGGTAGTCAATCGCAATGCCTGAGTTGTTTGCGTCATTCCAAATGATTGCCTTGGTACGGGTTGCAACTACTACGAATTCTACACCCGTTGCTGGTGAGCTGAATAAGGTTGAAGCAAAGACTTGTTCTGTTCCGGCACTGTAGGTCAAGGTTACGCTACCTGCCAAGAAGTCGATACCCTTGCGTGTCTCAGCCAAGTCACCAATCAGACGCATGTTCTCGGACTTCTCAACGAAGCCACCTTCTAGACTTGTCTTCTCTTTGTAGGAATCTATCCCCCGAAATCCACGATCACCTTCTGATTGAACCTGGTCATCTAGATTGCCGTATGAACGATACCGACTCATTTTCTCTTCTTGATCTCCTGCCAAATCTTGAAGGACATGAATACGATGGTGAGCGTACCTGCGATAACTCCGATCACTTCGTGCAAAGATCCAAAGCTAAATGTAGCCAGCGTTCCTCCGATTCCGAAAAGTGCGTCTCTGTCGATCATTTTATCTGCGTCCTCCAGGTGTAAAATAAAATCCAATGATAAGGGGTAAAACTACGGTTGCTTCAAAGAGAGCGATATGTCCCGTTGTAACGACCAAAGGGGCTTGCTCTGCTGGAAAACTGATAAGTCCGAAAAGAAACTCTTTTTTTCCTTCCCCGGTAATGTTTGTTGTACTGATGAGCGGAATGCTTGGGTAGATTGTCGTGATGCAGGTGATGAACGAGAGTGTTGACATCCCGATAAGAGCAAGCATGCGACGAGTAGCACGAGTGAAAGCTCCACTAGGTCCGCTATTAAGCGCTTGTTGAAATTGAATCGCGAATTCATTGCTTCTTGCCTCCCTCGCCATCTCCATTTCGTACTTCTGTTGGCGTGCATCCGTCATTGCCCCAAATACGCCTTTCAGAATACTCCCCATCGCGGCAGATCCTCCGCCCGTGAGGAACAAAGTCAGTAGCTCGAACATTACGGAGTCTCCTTAAATCGTAGTCTATCAACATGACCCTCCATTACCCCCAAGCGTTCCTTGATATGCTCAATGGACATATCCTGACTACTATCCGCAGGTAGACTTCCCATCTGTCCACGTGGCCACAAGATGCGGAATTCGCTGTTCAGTTCCAATTCGTGTTGCATCCGAATGTTCTCGTTTTCCAAAGCGGATATTTTATTCCATACCACGCTGTACCCCCAAACTGCTGTCCCCACCAAAGCGATGGTTTTTGCCATGAATGCCAGGTTTGCTTTGACTTGGGTATTCTCTGAAATTCCATCCTCACTCATTTCTTACCTATCAATTCGTAAATGCGTTTCACATCGTCTCGACGATCCTCTGCGAGTTTTTCCAAGTTTCTGATTTTCTCGTAGTGGCGAGCGCAAGCGATTTCTAGTTTTGCATTCTTTGCTTTTTGAATGTCTATGTCCTCCTTCATTCGCTTGAGGAAAAAACCGAGGACGGATACGGCCACCCCAAGGCCAAGAAACATATAGGAGGACATTTCCATGATTCACGTCCCCACTAGGATCACAATCACAAGGAGTAGAATGGCATCGACTGCAAGTATGGCGTGGCATCGTTTCATTCGGGTGAAAAATTAGGGTCGGTCCATTCGTCCGTTGCGAGAATGGTCAGAATTTCCGAATGATCGTATTGGGTTTTGCCTTCGAGAAAGCTTGGGGTCGATCCTTCGAACTTTACAAAAGTTTGAGAACCATCGAGCGAAAATCTTAAAGTTTGGGCCGAGGTTTCCATGACTTCGCTAAAGTCGACTGAAGAGACGTCTGAAGCGTCGAGTATTACGTAGTTTTTACTCATGATTAAGATGGTACAGTCGATGAATAAGTCGGGCCGTTCGTTCCCGTCGCATTGTTACCGCCCGAGCCTTGGTCTACAACAGTTCCGATTGTATCCCCACTTGCAGGTGCGCCTCCTCCCGAATCGGTGTCGCCTGTTCCGTCTCCCATACGATACCAAGTAACAGGACTGAGCGAAGAAAGGTCGTTTGGAGTGCCGCTGTTGTAAATAGCTGTTACATCGGAGGAAGAAAGTAGGGAGTCAAAGGTTGCTAACTCGTCAATTAAACCGTTGAAATAAAAAGCACTTCCGCCATTAGCTCCGCCTAATGAATTAACATTTGTCAAGCTTGCGTAGTTGCCCGTTGAAGTCAGGCTTACCTCGCTTCCGTTTACATAAACTTTATAGTTTGAAGAAGTGCTTCCCCCACCTCCGTTGTAAGTCATAGCAATATGAGTCCAACTTAAAAACGTGCCACTTATATCGCCCGCAGTTTTCACCCTCATCATGTTGGTATGGTCGTTACTACCGATATTTAAGCCCGCGTAAAGCGTACGGTCTGAGGCGAGCAATTGAAACCCGTTTGAATGATTAGTTTTAAATTGAGCGATGGATTGGAAGGTATTTGAATACGAACTTATTTTTATCCAAGCTGAGAACGAAAAAGCTGACCCCGTATTGAAAAGAGTGCTTGTTCCGAAAGATAAACTATCGTCGCTACCATCAAAGTTTCCTGAGAGGGTATTCGATATCGAGCCTCCGCTAGACAACCTGCCCGACGAGGTGGCCGATTTACCACCTCCCAAGCCAAGACCAATGGATATGATGGATGAACCCATTAAATATTGTAGGCAATTACAGCACCACTCGTCAGATCGATGCTTTGGAAATTTCCATAAAGTACCGTTCCGGCTGAGAGGGTGGTTGCGTCTTGCCCAGTGCAGATGTCATCGAGGTTCGTGATGTTGCTCGATTGAGCAGCCAACACGGTATCCTCCGTTGCTTGGATCGCAAACCATCCGTTGGCGTTGGTTGCGACATTGGTGTCATTAATATAAATTCCCCCATTAAGTCCGAGGCCGCGATATTCTGATGTAGATGCCATAATGTTATGCAGTTGTGGCAATGGTTGTGCCGTATGTTTCGATTAAAAGTGGTTGGCTTTGTCCTTCTTGTCTCTCAAGTTTGTCCAACTCTACTTGCAAGACGGATTCCGCTTGTTGATAAATTGCTTGCGCCTTGTCCTGTTGGCCATCTGAGGAAAGCCAATCCCCGTATGCTCCGAGAACCACGTACTCTGCAAAGAGGTATGGGAAGTCAGTAGCGTTGCTTGCGTAATTCGGATAAGGACTTCTGTAGTACACCCAAACAGGCGAGGTGGATGAGCGTTGCGGTAAGATTGCTTCTCCGTACTCACTCGCTCCGGTGACGTAGACGTTGCGGAATGCGATGTCGCTTGCATTGCCCAAGCCATACGGATCTTGTTCGGTCACTCGGAAGATTTCGCCAATCGTGGTTCCAAAGTCCAGGTAGGCTAAGAGGTTGGCAGTTGCAGTTGCTCCACTTCCACCACCTCCCGAAAAGGACACTGTGGGAACTCCCGTGAATCCCGTGCCATTGTTCGTCATCGCAACTCCGTTGACCTCACCATCGGAATTGATCGTTGCGGTTCCTGCGGCCGAGCTACCCCCTCCCCCACTGAATGCTACGGTAGGAGCGGAGCTATAAGATGCACCACCACTCCCAACGTCTACGCTTCTGACACGGACATCGGGGATGACTTGAGTTAACCGCGAAGCTAGGGGCCATGCGGTTCGTTCCCATGCCAAGCGTCCAAAGCGGTTAAAGCTTCTAACTGCTGCGGTGGACTCTGCGGTGAGCAAAGCATCCACGCCAACCATGTTTGTCAGGTTAGTCGTAAGTACGCTTACCGCGATTGACCTCATGCTAGTTCCAAGCCTCCTTGGAAGGTTTTCTTGTTAAATGATTTTGCTTTAAGGGATGGGTTGTCGCGCAAGAATTCCTTGACGAAGGATTTGTCACCCCAACATCCAGGTTTGAATTGCTGCCAACGAAAGTATTCGCGAGCGGGGATGGTTGCTTTCAGTTGTCCAACTCCGTCCATGACGCCACCGTGTTGGTTCTCCTTGCCGCATTCTATTTCGCGTTTCTTGGCCTCGTACTTTTCAAGGTCAACTTCGTATCGCAAATGCCGTTCAAGATTTTTCA